AACCGGCCCCGGCTGCGGGTGACGAGCAACTGCGTGAACACGATCAAAGAGCTGGGCATGTACCGGTGGTCTGAGCAGGCCGGGCGGGTGAAAGAGGAGCCGGTGAAAGAGGCCGACCACGCCATGGATGCACTGCGGTACATGATCATGGAGCTGGAATTCCCGCAGGCCCCGATGATCAGCTACGTGGAGATGTAATGACCGTACGCGATTGGATTGACAAGATCATCCCGCCCCGCCCGGTAGCGGAGAAGGGCTACAGCGCCGCGCGGTGGAACCGGATTTTCGATGGGCAGACAAGCGACGTACTGGACGACTATGGCGAGGTGGGCGACCCCTACCAGACCAACGCGACGGTGTACGCCGCGGTGCGGAAGAAAGCGACGAACATCTCCGGCGTGCCTTTCGAGATTCGCACCCCGGGCCCGGACGGCGAGCCCATCGCGGAGAATCAGGTCACGCGGCTCTTTGACAATCCATCGGTCAACCAGGGCAAATATCACTTCTGGGAGGCGATCGTCTCCAACCTGGAGCTCCGCGGGAAGGCGTATATCCACCTGGCCGAGCTGTTGCACGGCATACCGGCGGCGATGTTCTGCCTCAACACCGACCTGATGAAGACGATCAAAGGCAAGGACGGGAGCCCCGAGAAATACGAGTATGGTCGCGGGGACAAGAAACAGACCTACATGCCAGAAGAGATCGTGTTCATCAACTACTGGCACCCCTCCGATCCGTTCGATGGGCTGTCACCCATCACCGCCGCGCGTCTGGGGATCCTGCTCCAGTACTACGCCAACCAGTACAACATCAATTTCTTCAAACAGGGCGGCTTGATGAAGGGCTTCTTCAAGAACACCGCCGAGCGGGCGCTGACGCGGGAGCAGGAGGGGGAGCTCCAGAAGTCCATCTCCGACAAGGGCGGCGGGCGCCACAACGCGCACAAGGTGCCGGTCTTCTCGGGCGTCGAGTACGTGCCGGTCGGCATCTCGCAGAAGGACATGGAGTTCCTGCGGCTCCAGGCGTACACCCGCGACGAGCTGCTCGCTCTGCTCGGCACCCCGAAGGCCGTTCTCGGATTCACCGAGGCCGTCAACTACAGCAACATGAAGGAGATCCGGCGGGACTTCTGGAACAAATCGCTTGTCCCGATCATGCGCCTCATGGAGAGCGCCTTCGAGCTACAGTTCTTCGACCGGTTCAGCCTCCCGTACGAGGGCGAGTTCAACCTTGATACGATCCCCGAGCTCCAGGAAGACCTCGGCGAGATATCGAGAATCGCTGAGCGGTTCCGCAAAATGGGCGTTCCGTTTGCGATCATCAATGAACGCCTGGCCCTCGGCTTCCCGGAGTTCGAGGTGGTGACTCCGTTGGCGCTCGCTCCGCCTGCCCCACCCGAAGCGCCGAAGGCCGCGGACATCGCAAAGGAGCTGCATGACCTTGGGAAACGCGAAAAGATGCAGGAACGAGTTGCCTCCGAGAAGGCCATACCGTTCGACCGACACCTCCGACGTGCAGAAGCGAAGGCGACGGAGAGAAAACTTGAGATCATTGAGCGAGGCATGGAACCGCAGATCCGCGACTTCTGGAAGGGCGCCAAGGCCGAGCTGATGGAGTGGTTCACAGCCGAGAAGGGCCAGAAGGCTGAGGGGCTGAGTGAGGAGTTTGTGCGGGCATTTCTGAGCTGGGTTGAGGACGTGGATTGGGGCGGCGACCTGTTCAAGACGGTGGAGCCCGATATCGAGGATGCGTTCCTGGCCGGCGAGAAGCGGACCTTCTGGGGTGTCGGCGCGCGGTTCGATCTGCCGTCTACGGACGCCGTGATCCACCTTCACCAGCGTGGTGTGAAGATCAAAGAGTCTGTCGACGTGATCAAGGACGCGCTCGTGAAGGGGATCGAAGAAGGGACCACGACCGACCAGTTGTCCAAACAGATTCAGGCAGTGTTCAAAAACGCCGACGAGGTACGGTCCACGCTGATCGCGCGGACAGAGACCACGGCGGCGTACAACGGCGGGCGTATCGAGGGGATGAAACGGCTTGGTATCAAGCGCAAGCAGTGGATCAACGCGGAGGACGGCAAGGTCCGCGAGTCCCACCAGACGAACGAGATAGTAGACCGGGATCGAGCGTTCACCCTCACGAGCGGTGTGCGGGTGATGTATCCCGGCGACGGCCCACCGAGCGAGGCGTGCAACTGCCGCTGCACGGTGGTATCAGTGATTCTTGACGGCGACGATTTGGAGGTATGACATGGCAAAAAATACGCGCAAACCGATGTACAAGGCGGGGACGTTCGGGTTCCAGCACAGCGGAGACACCGGCCTGCACAGCGGGCACTTCGTGCGGATCTGCGTTGTTGAGGCGGCGGCGTTCCAGACGCTGACCGGCACCAACATATCCGTCGTCGGCGACACCGGGGACTCGATAGGCACGATTACATTCCCGGCTCTCGATGTGATTGACGGCAACATCACCGACTACCGGCTATCGAGCGGGGTGGTACGGGCGTACTGGGGTGAGCAGTCATGACCGGTGAGAAGCAAGGCGCCGTGGAAGACCGGACCATCACGTTCCGCATGTCGGACGAATCGGTGGACCGGGACAACGATATCCTCGTGGCGGCTGGCTGGAAGCTCGACAACTTCCGGAAGAACCCTGTATTCCAGCCAATGCACGAGTCGTGGGAGTTCCCCCTTGGCCGCTTCGAGCGGGTCTGGGTTGCCGACAAGGAACTGCTTGGAACAGTGCGGTTCGCCGACGAGGGCACATCAGATGCAGCCGATCTTGCCTACCGCTTGTACAAGCAGGGAATTATGAACGCCGTGAGCGTATCTTTCTCAGCCGAGAAGGGCGACTACGAGGAGAACGAACACGGCGGGTATACGTACAACGCACTGGAGCTACTGGAGTGCTCCGCGGTTCCAGTTCCAGCAAACCCAAACGCCCTCGCGATAGCGAAGGGCTTCGACAAGAAAACACGGGACATCTTCATCAAGGAATCTGTCCAGTCTGATGGGACCACGGAAGCCCCATATGAGGCGAAAGCTGATGGGACCGAGGAAGACCCACACGAGGACATCACGGACGAATCCCTTGCGAGGATAACTAAAATACTAGGAGGCCACAATGGCTGACGAAAAGACAAATACCGAGAAGGGCCTCGAGCAGGTTGCCGCGCAACTCGCCGAGATGAAAGAGGGGATGCTCACCCCGGACGCCGTAAAGGCGCTCATGGCGGAGCAGGCCGAGGCGGAGGCCAAGGACCGCACCGACGAGGCGGAGAAGGCCGAAGAGAAGGCGGCCAAGGAGAAGGCGGGGCGTGACCCCGCACTCGTGGTGACCCCCGGCGAGGCGCAGAAGAACGCGGCGCGCGGGTACGGGTTCCGTCAGGCACGGCGCGACTTCGAGAAGGGGCGCACGGCGACGGTGCCGTACTGGACCGACGAGCAGGAGGACGAGTTTTCCATCTTCGCCAAGGCGGTCGCGGACGATGACAAGAAGGTCATCTCCAAAATGATGTGCGGCGAGAAGACCGCGCCCTACACAGAGACGACCACGGCCGGCGGGTACCTCATACCGGTGGACTACCGGTCGGAGCTGATCCGCGTCGAGTACGTGAAATCGCTGATGCTCCAGAAATGCCGCATCCTCCCGATCAAAACCCTGACCACGTACCTCCCGAGTATGGACACTCGGACCACGGCGACCTGGGGCGCGATCAACACGGCCATCGGTGACACGAAGGTCACTCTCGGTCAGGTGACGCTCACCGCTGCGAAGCTCGTCGGGGCGTCCTACGTGCCGAGCGAGCTGATGCAGGACTCGTTCCTGTCCATGGGCGGCTTGCTCGTGGATGAGTTCACGGACTCGTTCGCGCGGAAGATCGACAACGAGGTCTTGGAAGGCGACGCCACGGACTCGGATCATACGTTCGACGGCTGGTCTGACGACACCAACGTGCACCGGACCTGTTCCGGTGACTCCGGCGACTCCCTCGCGGGCTCGCTTGAGGTGGACCACATCCTGGCGACTATCGGTACCCTGGACGAGCTGGAGATCGCAGGGGCAGAGTGGTACATCCACCCGACGAACTGGGCGACGGTGCGAGGACTGGCGGACACCAACTCGGATCTGTTGGTCAACATCGACAAGGACTACCGCTACCGCCTGTTCGGCTTCCCGGTCAATCTGACCTCTCAGGTGACTGCGGCCGCGACCCAGGGCAACGTTGGTATGTGGTTCGGCAACGCGAAACACATCATCATCGGCGACCATCAGGACTTCAACTTGAAGGCAAGCGAGGAGTTTGTCTTCCTCACAGACCAGGTCACATTCCGTGCGATTCAACGGCTGGCGATAGCCGTGGCGCTCGGTACGTCTCTGGCGGTTCTCACCAGGACCGGCACCGACGGCGGATCCGATCCCGCGTAGGGGTCTGACCGCGTAACAACGGGGGCCCCTGCGGGGGCCCCTGATAGGGGGCATCATGAAGGTGATGTGCACAACGGAATATTGGGAACACGGCGTCAAGCTCCGCAAGGCCGGGGCAATCTACGAGATGACGCCGGAGCTGTTCGAGCTCTATTCGATTTTCGTCAAGAAGATCGAACCGGCGCCGCCCAAGCGGGTCGCGAAGCCCGCCGCGAGGCCGACAGTGAGGGGACGTGGCGACTCTATCCGCTAAGGCGCTCTGCACCCTCGGCCAGCTCAAGTGGTATCTCAACATCTCAGACGATCACAAGGACGAGATCCTGGCCGACTTCATCGAGGACGCGAGCCAACGGATCATCGAGAGCATCGGGTACGACCCGCGCACACAGACCTACACCGACGAGGTGTACGACGGGCCCGGGGACTACCAGATCGTCACCAGGGCACGCCCTGTCACAGCGATCACCACGATCAAAGAGTGGGACGGCGACACGTGGACGGCAATCGACGCGACGGACGTGGCGCAGATGGTGGACCGTGACTGGTACATCGACGGGCACGACTACAAGTTCGTTTCCGGCAGAAGCGTGTACAAGGTCACCTACACCGCCGGGCTCGGCGACACGGTCTGCGAGCGAGCGTTCGCCGTGCCGTGCATGAAAATCGCCGCGTGGCTCGACCGCGAGGCCGGGGTGGGCGGCATGCTCGGGATATCCTCGATGTCCGCGGAGGGCGGCGGATCCCGGACGATCATGGAGAACGCGATCGGGAGCATCTTGCTGGACCTGTCCCCGTACCGGAGGCTGTCGTGATCGGTGTCTATATTGATGCCGAGGAGGAAGCCGTGAGGCGGGGACTGGACAAGCTGATTGTTCATCGCCCGCAGATCAACCGGCGGATACTCGGGCGGCTCGCAAGCGCGGTAGTATCACAGTCAAGCAAGGCATATTTGAGAGGCGGGCACCCGCTTCGCCGCGTGACCGGGCTGCTGGCGCAGTCGGTGACGCAGAGCCCGGATCCGGGGCCTGGATATATCGACGTTGGCACCAACGTGCCCTATGGGCCGATCCACGAGTTTGGGTTGACGGTGACGGTGCC